ACTAGCTTAGAGTTCCTAGTTGCTAGACGGAATCTTAGCGTGTTAACTAACCCAGCGTCCCCCAAGTACTCATCCAACCACGCTCCTATGTTTATGTTGTCCGGCTTCTTGAACCCGAACTCAAAACCTTCTAGGATGGTTTGGTTGTTACTGAACTGCGTATAAGTCTTGAAATCTACACGCGTTCTAGTATCGGGGAAAATAAAAGACTGCCCAGTGAACCCGTTCTGCATAGAGAAGTTAATGTACCCTTCGTTACTTTTAGTCTTTCTCTTGAACTCTTTAGGCATCATCTCCCANATCGCGGATTGCTGAATCTTTATACTAGTGTCCGCATTTTGACTGAAGCACACTATATGACCGTCTTCGTTGGACGTTACCGCTTCCATTACCATCTTGGCACAACCCGTCGTTTTGCCACTTCTATTACCACCTAGCACCAAGCACTCGTTGTAATTATTTAAACCGTTCTGCATACGATCCCAACCGGATAAATTAAACCCGTACCTTACGGGATCCTCTTCAGCTGCCCGTATTCTACCCTCGTGCGCTTCGTACAACCCTTTTAATAACTGAGGGTCTTGATCGCCTAAAAGAACTATCTCCTCGTCGGTAGGGGGTTCCAAAAACGGATGCGGGGTAAATTTAAGTTCCATTAATTAACACCTTTACCCTCTTCTTCATCCTCGTCTACACTAGGATCCTCCCACCATATCTCTATCCGATCGGCTTCCATATCCAGCCGAGTCTCCGCTACTAGCATTCTGCCAACGCGGTGATTCGTGTAGTCATAGAACAACTCCCCGTCGTCGTCCATTACTATAAACATATAGTTACTGAAGTGCTCGCCTAGGTTGCCCCGGACTCTGTCGAATAAATCATCGTAGTCTTTAGTTATCATCTAATTCTATTACTTCTCCTTTGATTTTTTTTAAGCGTTCCTTTGCGGCCTTGAGGGTGTCCTCGTAATCCTCTTGCGTTATAATCTGCCTGTCCTCCGTAATAGAACTAGCCTCGCCCCGAGTCGTCATAGTCTCCCGGAAGGCATTCGCTTTCGCTATGCTCAACTCCTTTAAATCGCGGAAACTAACCTCCATATCCGGGTCTGTATCCATCCGGTCCCGGACTTTCTCTACTAAATCTTCCTCCAAAGAAGTGAGCTGCATATAGTTCCTTGCGGATAACTTCCCCGCAACTTCGCGCAGTTTACCCAAATGATCAGCGTAGTCAACCAATATTTGTATAACAGTGCTTCTGCTCATCTTGTACTTCTTTACTATATGCGTTTGACTCTTGCCAATGCTGTACAAATACAGTATCTTTGCTACTTTCTCCGGCTTGTACCGGCTTAGACTCTTTATTTTGCCGATTTCCTTATCTTTTGATATATCCTCGATGGCGGACAGTATATGCGCGTCCAATTTCTCTTTAGTGTCGTCAGTTTCTGCCATAAGGGCATATATGGACTACTTCACAAATGTTGTCAACTAAAAAGCATTGAGTTCTGTATTTTTTTGTGGGGCATTATATGAATCGGGATTTTGCCGTGAATGATTTCGGTTGACCCCCTCCCCCCGTCGACCTGTAGCCCGCATAAACAAAGGAATTGCGCAGTTTTTGCCACCTTTTGTTGAGTAATTTTGTTTTTTTCACTAAAATCAACATATCCCATTTTTAGCCATTTTTACGGCCGTCTTTTGCCCCTATTTTTAGACCTCGCGAGGGGTGCTCGTCAGGTACTCCCAGGCGTCTTGCAGCGAAACATTTTGAACCTATATTTAAGGGGACATTACGGGGTATTAAAAACAGTCAGCATTTTAATCAGCGAAGTTATTGCGCTTAATAAATCCAATCATTACGGGCGGTTCTTTACTCCCAGGCGTACGACAATAAATGGCGCTATATTGCCTTTAAAGGATGGTTTAAAACGTGCTGAGGTAATCAGCACCTTGTATTACATAAAGCAAAGCTTACGGGGGCGTTAAGGGCATTAAAAAAGCCCCGCTAGAATTAACTAACGGGGCTCGTCTTACTATTTATTATTTACGCTTTAACACGGGCTAAAAATAAACGTGCCACGATCCGACAAGCACGCCATCCCGTGATTGTCCCTTAGCCATTCAAGAACGAAACCATTACGGGATTCCTCAGATGCAATAATGCGCCTTACTTGAAGATATTCGGGTAATGTGGTTTGAGCTTCTTCTTGAATGAACTCTTTGAGATCCTCTTTCAAGTCGTCGTAATAATCGAGCAATTCCTCTAAGGTTTGCTCACTGTATTGGCAATCAAACGCAATCGGGTCAAATTCAAGCGTTGCGCCCGTTTCTTCCTCGTAGGTCTCTAGAAGATCGAAGAGGGCGATTGCGCCATCTACTGTCCAACCTCGGCGAACCATTGCGTCTCTAAATGTATAAACTGTAATTGTATCTATCATTAGTTGAATTTCCTTTGAATGTTAACGTCATAATCGCGGGCGATTATCTCGAGCAATTCGCTGTTGATTTTTTGGTCAATTTGACTAAGCGCTAATTGGGTAATATTGCTGGACTCAATGCATTCATTTACGGCGTTTTTAAATGTCGGATTATCTTCCGTTAAAGCTGACGTGATGGAGTTGTCAAAGTGCTCATCAAAATGACACTCTAAAACGTCCTTTGCTGAATCTTCGGCAAATTCTTTAATGTCGTACTCGTCATAAGAATTGTCCTCAATGACTCGGATCACGTCTTGTTCTGTTTCAATCTCTATATTTTCCAAATGGTATTGGATTTCGGATTGTATTTTATCCCATAATTTATTGCTATTCAAAGCGTGTTCTTGAATCCTTTCGTCGACCCAATGACCGAATGCCCGTTTAAGATTTAATTTGTTTAGTACCTGTCTAATTTGTATAATAATTTTATTCATAAGACCTTTAAAAAACAATACAGGGGTGATTGATGCAATCCTAAAATTTTATTATTTTTTTTGATTTTTTCGCTGCCAGGGTCTAAAACGCAGCCGATTATATCCAGAAAAAAACCCCGTAATTAAACGGGGCTTGTATCAGCGTCAGCAATTTGATCAGCAGTTAGATCAGCGATTGGAATCAGCTACCAATTTATTTTAGCATCCTCCATATTTTGAACGTAATTATCAGTTATATTATCTAACTCGATATCACATTCAGTAGGCTTATCGTATTCACCCATTACATTGTAATTAGTTACAAGCCCCTCAGCGCTCCCGTATAGAGTTTGCATAATCCAATACTGATTACCTACAGGGGATTCAACTCTAAGAACGTAATCGTCATCATATTCGAAATAGAAATCAATCGCTTTAAGTGGAATTTCGTAATTGTCATAATGATTAGGATATCTTTCGGGAAATGTATAATCCTCGTCCCCGTATTCTTCATCAAAGCTCCTAGGCTCAATGCTTTTAAGCGTCCATCCATAATCTAAGAATTTCTGCAATAAAGCAGTGATAGCAGTTTTTTCATTATCTATATTTTTCATATTTTTACCTCCCGATATAATTACTAATGTCATAATATTATTTATTTAATTCAATTAATAATAGTTTATCGGCTACGTCCTGCAACGCCTTAACATCTTCGGGTTTAGCATTAGTCCTTAATCTTAATCGATTAATAATGTTACCTAATTTTAATATATCTATTTTCATAATTTTTTACTGGTTTTTGGTATTAATTTCTTTTCCATTGTCGTAATCTTGGAATCCTTTTCCTCGCTTACGATAACATTTCCGATCACCAAAGAATGACTCTCTGATAATGTATTCTTTTCCTTTTTTATCTGTGTGTATTGTATGTATTTCTATCATAATATTTTATTGGTTTAATCGTGTTTGCTCCCTGTAGGTAGGAAGTTAAAACCGATAATAAGTAATATAAATATGATGGTGTCAATATAATCTTTTTCGGTCAACAAATTCAAATAAGCAAAAACTAAAGTACTCATAAAAATGTATATTAAAACCTTATGTCTTTTTGGCATAGGGCTTATTATAGTTGTCCCCAAAAGTTGCACTCTCGGTTTTGTTCTATGCATTTAAGTATCCTAGTGCCGATTTCGTGATCAGCGTAGTCTGATAGATGCGCTACTGTGAATCCTTGGTCTAGTATTTTCTGTTCATTCCATCCCGTGTTAGTCTCAAAGTATTTCTTGATCTTGTCCATCGGTGTTTTGTCTTCAATTTTTTTTAGTTCTTCTTTCACGTCATCGATATCGTCTTCACTAAAGCTGAACGATAGCTCTGTCAAACCACCGAATCTACTCGGTGCATCCGACGATTGTAATGCGAACCAAAACTTGCCCTCTATATCTCCGTTATAATATCTGCCCATAATTTTATTTCTCCTTATTTTTTTGTGTTTTTTGTGATGTTTTGTTAATTTCTCTGTCTCTTTTTACGGCTACGTCCCAAATCTCATCAGCTCTGTTCTGCTTCCAAGATTTTTGTATAGCTTCCGCTTGTTTTTCTAAATGAATAGATTTTATATTCATCGACATAAGTTGGCTCGGCGTAAAGCATTCACTTCCGCCCTCTCCAATCGCTTCTATTAATTGTTCCGATTCGCTAATCAAATCGTACCAATTTGTTGCCCATTCGTCTTTCATAATTTTATTGGTTTATTGGTTTATTATTTATATTGTGCTTGGATCAAATGGCTTTCCGTTTGGCTCGTAAGATTTTATAAGGAACTCTCCCTTGTCATCGTTGACAGTATGCTCCTTTAGCTCTTCGATATTCTCAAAAAAGTAAAAGATGCTTTCGTCAAATCTTGTTTGGTCTGATGTCCACTTATCCATATCATCTCCCCACTTTTCGAATGGGCAAAAGCCTACGGCAACTGTTTTTTTTATCTTAATCCCGTTGGGAACATCTTTCCAATTCATTTCAATGTCGTATAATTTTATATCTTTTATATCCATAATTTAATCCTCGTCTACTTCCGCGTCTAGGATTTCATCTAAACCATTTGTATTTCCCCAATCCTCGAACTCATCATATACATTGCATCCGTGAATCTTTTCATCGCCATCTCTGACTAATTGTACTGCTTCCTCGAGTGATGAAGCCACATTTTTAGGTATTCTGAATTGAGTGTGATGTTCTTGTCGAAGCCACACACTATAATGAAAGCCATCTTCGGCTATTGTTTTTATTCCTGTTTGCATAATTTTAAAAGTTCGGGGTTATAGTTAAGTTATAACGGCTAATATCGCCGTCTATGTTATCGTCTAGAACCATATCCGTCGCATCATCTTCTGACCTCGCTTGGATAGTATAAGTTTCGGTTATAAAAAACTCAGTTAATACAACCTCTTCTTCTCCCGAACCATCGCAATATTGACAATTCAAGTACTCGTAATTGGGGGAGTGCAATAAGTCCATAGAACCATCTCCTCCACAATGTTTACAATCTACATTTTTTATCGTTTTATTTTCCATAGGATCAATAACTAGAATCAAATATTGATAACGCAAGAAAATTAAAAAAAAAATTACTTCGATTAAATTTGACGACAGGTTTGTTTTGTGAACAATTTGGCTATGGATAAAAATACAATACAAGAAATAAATAAATATTACACCGATATGGATGACAGATTCTTAACTCCAGAAGTTATAGAAGCAATGGCGGAAGCGCACCGAAATGAAACCTTTATAGAAGGTAGAATTATCATTCAGCGAATGGATAGTTCCGCGAACTAACTGTTTAACTATAGTGTAACGTTAAACTAATATTAAACGTTTAACTACACACTAAAACAAACCTGTCGTAGTTCTTTTTTAAATAATTACTTCAGTTAAATACTAAAGTTTAAGCAATTTTAATTTATACTAAACTAGCTGTCAAGCAAAATCAATCAGCGATTGAATAGTTTAATTAAATCAGCGATTCAGCATTTTAAATTTGACAACATTTCAATCAGCAATTAAGCATTTCGGTAATGAAACAAAATAATATTAAGTTCTATACTTACCCGGGTGGACCCGCGGAATCTATGGGACAGGACGAAATCGTCCTACATCAGAACAGCATAGGTGGCTTAGATAACAAATACGTAGGCGACTTATTTGAAGGGGATATGTACTCAATGCGTGAATTAGATCCGTTACCTCCCCGAAATGCGGACGATATACTGCACTTCATAGCTAAGAATAAAATCAGCTTTAATTACCTCAAGGACGAAATGGGTAGAGTAATAGCATTCGAGGCTCATAAGGATGGATTGATAATCTGCCAAATGGAGTACTTGAACTTAAAAACTATAATAAGGAATGTAATTGAACCCGTTATGGATATGGAGGAACTATAATGACTACGTACAAGCAAGAATCGGAAGAACATAAAAGCACGAAATCGTTGGATGCCTTCGAGGATATATTTGAAAGAGCGCAACATAACCGCAAAACTATGAAACAAGGTAGGGATGCGGTCAGCGTTTTTAGATTACTTGGTTTAATAAAAGACGCGAACTGCGGCGAACTTCGTAAGTGGGATAAGATCCCTTAAGTTATGGGAAAAGGTATGGAACCAAAGAAGGGTTACAATCAGAAAGCGTACGATGAAAATTACGGCAGTATTGATTGGAGCAAAACTAGAAAACAAAACACTAAAAAGAAAAAGTAATGGCGCACTTCTATTCAGCAAGCAAGGACTCTCCTAAATTCTTACCGGATGTACAAACGCCTCCACAAGCCCGCAAGGCAGGATCAGCGTGGCCGTCCGTCACTACAGTGCTAGGCATCGTAAAGGATGATTTTTTAGATAACATTTACCAACCTAAAGAAATGGTAAGGTTAGCCCGGGAGCATACTTCCGCCGATTGGAAAAGAATTAAAGAGATGGTGTACGGATTTAGAGAGCACCCATTTACGGGGCGTATGATACCTAGCTCCGAGTTTGGTACAGCCGTGCATAAACGCATAGAAGAATGGCTAGTGGATGGCTTCGTAACCGCGGGGCCGTTTGACGATTGGGCTAAACCTTTTGTGGATTGGGTCGAAGAAGAAGGCGTGCAAGTCGTTGGCTGTGAAGAGATTATATCAGATGCTAGATTGAAGATAGCGGGTAGTGTCGATTTCATAGGAATGAACACCAGTGATAAATTATTTTTAGCTGATTACAAATGCAGAAGTTGCACTGACAAGGGCAAATTTTACGGGAAGGATTGCAAACAATTAGCAGTGGAAAGTTTTATGCTGAAGCGCAAATTGAAATTAGATTACAACCCCGGTATCATATCAGTATGTATAGATACGAACAGCGCCAACCATTATCATAAAGTGTGGACAGATGCCGAGTACGAATACTACTTGGAGTGCGCCAAACTATCCGCCAAAACTTATTGGCAAGAAAGGATGAATAAACCCAAGAAAAAATAGTATGGATAACCCCAATGTTGAATTATATTTAGAACAAGCTGACCCGGAAGCAATTAGGTTCGAGGGCTTAGATTACGCTATGATAGGAAATGACCATAACGGATTGCTTGTTTACGATTATGACAGGATGATAGAGTGCTTTATGTCAGATTCGGATATGACCTTAGAGGAGGCTATAGAATGGATTGATTACAACGTAATAGGAGTAATGGGAGGACGAGGGTTTACAATCTTGTACAGTAATGAATCAATATGAAATCATTTATAAGCATATGGATATGCACCCGGATTACACCGGGTACTGCTTGAAGTGGGCAAGGGATAAAGCGCAAGCAATAAAATATTTATCTCCAAAAAAACCCGATAAGAGTGGTTATACTACAAATAAAAAAGGAGCTAGAATTAAAATCATAGAAGTGAACCAATTATGCGAACCATCAAAATAATATCAAAACAAGTAAAGAAATATGAAGTACCTACCCCAATCAAAACTTCCCGAGTGGCGAGAAAAACACACACCAAGTAAATGCCCACTTATTGGTTACAAAAATCCTAATTGGGTGGTAGACCACGATCACACCACAGGCCTTGTGAGGGGGGTTGTATCATCCGAGGGTAATGTACTACTTGGAAGGATAGAAAACGCCTTTAAGAGGCTTTCTCGTGCCGCTAAGGCTAGTTCTCTACCCAGGATACTGCGTAATATGGCTACGTATTTAGAAAAAGAAGATACGGGCACCTTGCACCCTGCGGGATACCGGCAGTTGTGGAAAAGGTTTAAATCTTTGAACAAAGATATACAGCTTGACATCTTGAAAAAACTTGGAGTAAATAGGGAACAACTTTCTAAATGTACTAACTCTGACGAGCGTACCAACTTATATAAACAGTTAATTAAATTATGAAAAATATCGCACAAAAACTAATGGGGATTCAAACGAATCTCAAAGCCCCCAAGGGTCAAACCAATAAGTTCGGAGGATACAAATATAGATCAGCCGAAGATATTGTCGAAGCAGTAAAACCACTACTAGAAAAATTTGGAGCTACACTTATGTTAAGTGACAAAGTTGTAGAAGTTGGTGGACGAGTTTATGTAAAGGCTACCGCGAAATTAGGTGACACCGAGACAGAGGACTTTATTGAAACTTGCGCTTACGCTCGTGAGGCTGAAGTGAAGAAAGGTATGGATGAAGCGCAGATCACCGGGTCAGCTAGTAGCTATGCTCGTAAGTATTCATTAAATGGTTTACTTTGTATTGACGATACAAAAGATCCGGACGCTACTAACGATCACGGTAAGAGTTCCCCTAAGCTTAAGTCTCAACCTAAAACCATACAGAGTAAAACCGATGAAGACTTATTCTAGAAAAGGTTTTGGTATCTGCATACAGGACTTACCGCCTGTACCTAGGATTGAAGATCTTGTGCTTTGTTGGTGGGAGGACATTAACACCGACCCGAATTGGGTAGACATCAAAGAAGCTGAACTCAATAAGCCCACTATATGTATATCGTCCGGGTGGATCATTTCATCCGACGAGGGTTGCTATAGGATAGCGGCGGATTTTAATTTCGACAGTGAAAAAGAAATAGAGGATTGTAGTGGAGTCACCACTATCCCAATCTCTAACGTAATACAATTAATCAAAATAGAATTATGACATACGATAACTCAAACAAAGGTGCTCTCTTTAAAAACGAGAAGCAGAATGATCGTCAGCCCGATTTTCGCGGCCCGATCAATGTAGACGGAAACGAATACGAACTGTCAGCTTGGTCAAAGACAAGCGACAAAATGGGTAAGTACTTATCCATCTCAGTTAGCCCCAAGCAAGAAAAAGGGGGTAGCTTAAAAGCTAAGGAAACAACCGGCTCAGAGGAAGCGATAGAGTTCTAATGCGAACCCTCCCGGATAGTGGATCTAGAACAGCCTTCGATACGGGGGCTGTTCGTGATTCAATGCAAGGAAAAGGTTTTCCTAGTATGATACCTACGTGCGCTATTATGGCAATGGCTCGTAGGTTTGAGGACGGTGCGACTAAGTACGGTCCGGATAATTGGAAGAAGGGTATACCTACTTCAAGGTATTGTGACGCGGCCTACCGGCACTTGATGCAATGCAGAGATGGTGATACATCCGAGGATCACTTCGGAGCAGTGCTGTGGAATATGGCTTGTTGGATGTGGACCTTAAGAGCTATTGCGGATAATAAGTTACCCCCGGAGTTGGATGACATAAAAGATTAAAGAATGAAAGAAATAAAATATGATTACAACAGAAGAAGAAACGAACATACCTCAAAATGTTGGAGCCGAAGAAGCGCTACTAGGTACTTGCATTACTGATTCAAGTAACGATTTTTACGATTCGATCGCGCACAACTTAAGCGCTGAAGATTTTTACCTATATAAGCATCGGTTAATTTACAAAAGCATATCTGCACTCGCCACTAGGGGAGAGGATGTAAATGAAATAACTTTAATAGAGGAACTTAAGAAGTCCTCAGCATTGGATGAAGTCGATGGTATGTCCGGCATTATTTCAGTAATGGATAACGCCGCCTCGGCATTGCAGTGCCAATCTTTAGTACAAGTAGTAAAGGACAAGGCGAACCTAAGATTACTGAGGCGCTCTTTTAAGTTAGCCCTACAGGACGTAGAGGATGAGACCAAAGATCCCGAATCAGTTCGCGCTGATATAGAATCCGCTTTGTTGCATTTAGACAAGGGCAGTAAGAACGATATGAGCCTTAAGGGAACTATAGAAAAACTAGAGGTGGACTTCGAGAAACAACTGAAGGGCGAGTACAATCACGAGGCTATACGTACTCATATGGATCATTTGGATACAGTGCTAGGTAACGGCGGCATAGGATTAGGGGAAGTAATGGTAGTGTCCGCCCCGACTTCTTGCGGAAAGTCTCAACTTGCCCTTAACGTTGCGGCGAGAGCTATGCTTCGAGATCAGACCCCTGTGGGCATATTTAGTTTAGAAATGCCCAAGGAACAAATTGCCAAACGTTTACTGACCATCAAATCCCAAGCTAATCTTAAGCAAATCCGAGATCGGGTAATAAGCGATAAGCATATGGATAGAGTCCGGGAAGGATGTGAAGCACTTAAGGACTTACCCGTTTATACAGTAAGCTCAATCAAAAGTATCAGCGACCTATGCTCGTACGCTAGAACTATGGTTCGCAGGCATAAGGTTAAATTTATTATAATAGATTATTTACAGTTAATTCCGTTCGACACTAAGAACACTTCTAAGAATGATGCCATCGCTAACATATCCCACACCGTCAAGCAGTTAGCCCTTGAGTTAAATGTAGGCATTATGTTGTTAAGTCAAGTCAACAGAGAAGGAGCGAAGCGTGAAGGCGGCCTAGCTATTTACGATTTAAAAGATTCGGGGGACATCGAGAACGACGCGGATGTCATCCTTCTTATGTGGCCCGAAAATAATGATATGGAAATGTCGAAAAGGATTGACGGATCCGGATCTTACATCAATATGAAGTACAACATCGCAAAGAATCGAGAGGGTGAAAGAGACGTAAGCGGGCAGTTCAAGTTCTATCACACCAAGGGTTTATTTTATTAATTTGATATAGGTAGTCCAGCTATTAAGATGCTGGTGGGTTTTTCATAACATATCCCTTTCGCCACCTATATCACTATTTTTTTATGAAGGAAAGAGAAAGAGAAGTAGCAAGATTATTCCTAGATCTTTATCCCCAACTCGGGGACTTGCAAGAATCTAGTAAGTACGAGCATTACGATTTTGAATCAAGGGATTATTTGATAGAGATCAAATCAAGAGAAACCCTTTACGAAGATTGGTTGATAGAAGACTATAAAGTCAAAAAGAATTTGCAAAAGTGCTTAATAAAAGGCAAGCAGTTCTTGTACTTAACTGAGCACGAGTGGATCGCGTACTTGTGGAACGTAAGCAAACTCACCGAGTCCAATTACGATTTCAAATGGGAGCACCGCGATATGCCCAAGAGCACTCAGTTCGGGGACAGTGAAAATAAAATCCCTAAGTTAGTGGGGTATTTAAGTACGGGTTGCTCTAAGAAAATTAACTTAATAGAAATTATCCAAGAATGATTGAACTTCAGTAGGAGTCCTGTCCATAGGTTGCGGTTCCCCAAAACCTAATACTCCTTCACCTAAAGTTAAAAAATTATATATTGGGTTTTTTGAATTAGTCGGCAAACCACCCGCGTCTTGAAATCTATCCGATTGTAAAAAGGATTCAACGTTGGATAAGTTAACTGCATTCCCGGCTGACTGACCTTGTAGGAATGAGTCGATCAAACCCGGTTCGGGTGAAGCGCTGTACTCCTGTATTCTTTGTTCTATCTCTTCATCGCCCATCCCTAGTCTACCTTCTATTCCTCTAGAGGTGAGGAACTTGTAAAGCAACGGGCTTTTTTCCATTAAAGCATTTTTGTTAAATACAGTAGGAGTTCTAAGTAATTCTTCGAGCAACTTAGGATCCTTCATCGCTTCAGTCAATATACCCATAGCTTCCTTTTCTTGGATCCCGGATAAAGTTTTGGACACTTGTCTTTTTAAATATGAAGCAGTTGCTAACTTGCCCGGCCCCGCTACAACAGAAGCACCAGCACTACCGGTAACTAAAGCTACTAAGCTGTTAAATACATTATCGCTCTTTAATACGTCCGCCATACTGCCTTGCTTGGAAACATTGTATCTATTGAACTGCTGTACTTTTTCTGAAAAGTTTCGAACGTTTTTAATTTCTTTCGGACTGAAGCCAGCTTGCTTTAATAAAGGCAATAAAGCTCCCTCGCCTACAAGAACACCATTTTTATTTTTTCCGGGTGAAACTAATTCTGCAAGTAAACTATCCGAGAACGAACCCTTTTCTCTACCAATTTTTAAAATACCGTCGTACACGCTTTCCTTCAAGCCGTTGAGTACGTCATTTTTTGTCAGACCCATATCGGAAAAATATTTGTCCGGGGATTCCTTTATTAATCTCTGTAAGGATTCAAGCTGTAGAGCTCCTCCTTTGGCTTTCATCATAGTGGATATACCACTACTAACATCGTCTCCGAAGTATGCGTTAAGAGCTCCTAAATTAGATGTACCGTACTTGCCACTAAAAGCTTCCTTTAAATTCTTAACTTCATTTAGTTTTTTAGTTAAGCCACTTGATTCGTCCCCGATTGAAGTACTTATGATACCCTTTACTTTACGCATTTCCGGGATATCCAGAATCTGCTTATACTTATTTAAGAACTGTTGAGTTTTAACCGGATCCACTACTTGACGCTGCACGCCATCAATCTCTCTCATTATTGTTCCACCCCCGGTACCAGATTGGGTAAACAGATTTATCATATAATTCTGCAAACTCTCTACCCCGGNGGTGTTATCCATNTGATTTAGGTTGCCGGTTTTTTTGTAGTTCTTGATTAATTTAAGAGCATCCTCAGAAGCTGTTTCCGAAGTCATATCAAACGCTTTGCCGTTGACGTTAAATTCTTTTACTGCGCCCAATAACGCTTCTACGTTAAGCTTACCCGTAATTTTAAAATCTGAACCAGCTTGGGAAAACAATCCTTGTAGGGCTTGCCTTGAATCCTTAACGGTTCCCTTCGAAGTCATTTTTAATATATTACCTACTACACCATCGCTAAATGTAGACTTAAAAGTCCGGGACAAATTTTGCGCATTTAACATAGCTGGAGATTTAGTCTTCATAGAAGCTAAGTCATCCATTATAGATAGTCTTAACAANTTNGATATTCTGGAAGTTGGCCCGACAGCGCCGTCCCGCATAGCTTGCATACCTTCATCCCCTAGCCGCCTGTAAGCCTTTAATAAATCATCTACAGTCTCGAAGCGAATTTCTCCGCTCATTATCTTCTGCGCGTAAGATGGGAACTCATCCAAATCGTTGCTTGCTTTCAATTCATCCAAAGTTCTGAATAAATTACTGCTGGATTCTTTTAAAGCTTGTTGTGACCTTTTAGCAGTAAAAACTTTTTCCGGATCTTTTCTTCCCTTGTTGTAACCTCCGGTTCTATAATTGTACGTGCCTCGTGCGTCCAAAGGCAAGAACTGCATACTTTCATCCACGCTAAGGTTCTGGGTGTTTCCTTTATAGCCGGCTTCCTTAGCTCCTTTTTGTATACTCCTTCTTTTATTTAAAGCAAGGTCTCGTAATTGAATTAATTTATTTTTATTAATTCCTTGAGGATCTACGGATATTACTGTNTCTTTTAACCTGTCATAATCTTTAAGAAAACTTTCGTGATCCCATCTCATCGCCCAAGAACTGTCCAGCGTGGAAGTTGCATACCCGCCTTCTCCCATTTTGTTTAAATTACCTATAACGTTATCGACCCCGATTTTAATATCTAAAGAACCGGATAAGGGCTTGTTGTAGTCATCTAATAATCTTTTAGGAAGTTTAATTGTTCCGTCAGCTAAGTCCCAAGCTTTATCCAGAATGTAACCGAAATTAGCTTTTTGTTGTTTCAGAACGCCTTCATAAGTGGATGCTACATCATTCGCTTCGGGTAAACCATTTGTTACTTTGTTTAATTCATTAAAACCTTGATTTAAGGATTCGGTTGTCGCTTTCTTTAAATCCTCTTCGTGCATTTTTTTACTGAGACGCAACCAATCTTCGGTGTTTCTAATTTTTCTAGAAGACACGGGCCGTAGTAAATCACCTAAAGAATTTATAAAATCGTTATCCCTAACTGCAAGATTTTGAAAGCCGTCTATTTTTTTACTTTCTAACAACTTTTCCAAGTAAGTAAATTTCTTATCCCCTAACAACATCTCCAAAGGAGCACTCACTTCCGGGGGTAATTTACCGTCGGGGTAAGTTTTAATCAAAGCCTTTAGGTTCGATATTCCTTTTTCTGGATCCGCTATACTTTGTAAAATTTTAGAAGCTCGATCCCAATCGCCTTGCTTCATATTCTTCATTACATCCCCGGCTAAATTACGTTGCACCATTTTCTTAGCCTTGTTGATAACAAGTGGACCACCTAATGTAGCAGCCATACCACCGACGGCTTGAACGCCTTCTCCATATCCTTGAGCTGTCAATTCAGTCTCGGCGGCTACTCCAGCCAATTCAGTAGCCACAAATCCGGCGGGGTTTTTTTTAATAAGATGATCCACGGACTGTCCTATGGGTTTAGTAACTTTTCTTACTCCCGGGATTCTGTTTAAAATCCCAAGACCTATCTTAAAGTAAGAGAACATAGATCCGTACTCCCCTAAAATATTCTTAGCTGTTTCCAACCTATCCTCCGGGTCTTCAATAGCTCTAGCGCTTTCTATCTCAACTTGCATTTGCTCCAGAACTTGGTGGGGTAAATAAACATTGGTGTCCTCGACGAACCTACCAAATCCGGATTCACCGTAATTCATAGACCCCGCTTCGCCCCTCTTTGCGCTTTCTTTATTTAATTGATTTACAGCTATAGTATCTAGCGATAATAAAATGTTAGTAGCAAATTCAGAAGCCGATGCTCCTATAGTCATCAATGGATCAATGGCCCAATCGTAAGTAAGGTCACCAAAGTTATAAGTTCTGTCCTTCTGGTTCTGTACAGTCTTATCCCTGTTGGGAAACATAAATTCAACGTCTTCAAAAGTTCCCCCGGGAGCATTGGATGAATCCTGTAACTTGTTTAATTCCTTAACTGAAAATTGTTGGAACCTATCCGGGACTTCTCCTAAGTTTTTGTAAACGTCCTTTTCTTGTCTAGTTAACCTGTACTTATCGACTTGTCCCGTGCCTTCAGTTAAGACGCTTTTTATTTCCTCAACGCTTCTGTTCAAAGTCGGATCCGCTGCTGTTTTAAGTAAGTAACCTTGGAACAAACCAGAGTTAGGAGTTCTTTGATCTTCGGGCACTTCATCGATTGTACCGTATTTAGTAAGATTACCTTTGCCGATAAGTTTACGCAAAGGAGTTCCGACAGTGCTAATTTCTTCTTGCCGTAGCGCCATTTCATCGTAAGGATTAGAACCTGTTCCAATAGTTGATGGATTCAAAGTTAAATCCATCATTGATTTAAACGCTTCGTCTTCTGTTATTCTTTCCATATGATATTATTAAATACTATTTCTATTCCGGTCTGTAATAAGCCGGTCCACCAGTCTCGTCATCTATTCCATAAGCAAAGCTAGGTAGCCCCATTCTGAGAGCTTCTGCGTTGGCTTCTTCAATACTTTCAAAATCTTTAGTGTAGTCAATGATACTAGGTCTTTCAGCCGCGGTATCAAAAGTTTTCATATCAATAGGAAGGTTTCCTACATTTGCGCCGTACCTAGGGCTGAGTTGTATGTCCCTGTTGTATTGGATGGCACCCAATTTTGCGTCCGACAGTTTCTTATCAACTACTTTTTTAAGGATGCGGGCTACGGTAGCATTGTCACTCGTTGGACCGAATCCACCAAGTGCTTCTTCAATAACTTGCCTGTCGAACTCGGTCATAACACCCGGCCCTAAAATAGATAGCCTGTTTTGACCTAGTAAAGACCTAAACAAAGCTTTACCTTCTCCGCTAATCATTTGTTGAAACGTCAACGGCTTACCAACAAAAGTGTTAAACTTACCCAAATAATAATTAACTAACCTTTGAGCACCCTCTTCATCCATTTTGCCACGAAGATCCACGTATTGATTCAACTGCTTTACGCTTTTCATAGCGTCTTCGTAATTATTATAGTTTTTGGTTATTCTGTCTTGTACAATCTTATTGGTACTACTGTCCGTTACCATAGCGTTAGCTGGCATTTTTTCTTGTTTGCCAGTCAGTTGGTTGTAATAAACCAAACCCTGTCCTTCTTGGCCTATTCCCCCTTGTACTTCACGGGCTGGCGAAAGTATGAAATCGGTTTCTACCTCTTCGGTATCGGGGTTGTCTCCTTGAGTAGCTGGTATTAAAAAAGTTTTGTTATCTTCCGTAGCGAAACCAACCGTACCTGCGCCATCTCCCCCGACTCCCATTACATTTTTGGGGTTAACAACATCACCACCGAAGGTGTATACACTTGCGCCCCCGTCTCCTTCTACTTGTTTAAGAGTAAGGTCTTGCTCTTTAAGAGCGTTACCTCTATCTATAAGAGATTTTTTTACGAGCTCGTCGTTAGCGGCGGCTTGATAAATTTTAGGATCTAAATCGGGTACAAGTTCTTGGAGAGCTTGAATAGTTAATTCTTTGTCTTTCTTCTCTTGTTGCTTATCTTGGAAATCGGAAATAGATTTACTAAAATTTTCCGCAAGACTAACATTAGAAGCTTCTACCATCTTAGCCGCTCTAGCCATAGGGCTTACATCCAATTGAGATAATCTGACTGGGGTACTACCTTTAAGCATAAATTAATTTCCTCCTTTGTCTTTGTTAAACATACTGCCGAAGTCCATATCTCCCAAGGACTTCAGTGCTGTATTAAAGTAAGAACTGGCTTGTTCGTTTGCACTAGCAGCTTGGGTTGCTGATACTTCAGCTCCTCCTAACATAATATTTGAACCCTGTACATCAAAGGCTGAACCGATATTAATTGCTTGTCCCGGATCCGTAAATATTGTTCCCGGAGCGGAACCCATTATACCGGCATAAAGATCAAAAGCCGGAGAGGCTTCATTAAAGAATATAGAACTAGGATTAACAGAAGCTCCACTAGCGGAGTTGAACACATCTCTAAACTCAGCTCTGCCTTCATCCCTAGCCGCCATAGCATCTTTTCTTGCTTGGGCTCCAAGCATTCCTTGAAGCTGACCGAGCTCTAGACTTTTATTAGTAGCAAGTTCTTGCTGTTGTAAACCAAGTTTATCAAGCCCAAGTCCTATGTTCGCTCCTAGTTGAATGTTATTTAAATCCAATCCTAGGGCTGCCTGTTCGGCACTCATTCCTAACTGAGCAACTAACTGCTCTTTGGTTAATCCAAGTTGAGCGGCTTTACTTTCCAAATCAGCTCTTAGTCCTTCTTGTGCTAAAGATGTTTTGGCACCAATTCCTCCCATTTCAAAAGCTCTTGCACGAGCGTCAGAGGCTCTGTCGTCCCGGGCTTGTACAGCACTCTCTCTACCTAATGCTGCTCTTGCTATTGCGGATGAGTCGTTTTGTCTACCTAATGCTCCGCCGGCTTGTCTTGCGGCTTGATCCGCCGTCCGGAGTGTTTCAAAACCTAATGGTCCTTGTGCCTCTTCGGTTAGCCTATTGGCCCTAGCAACTTCAGCGTCAGTTAATCCTCTAAGATCCCCTAGGAATCCAGAGCTTTGGGATAGGTCCACGTTTCTTAATTGATCAAAACTTAAATTTTCTAGATTTGATAAATCATAGTTCCTTAAACTATCTGTACTAAAGTTACTGGACTTGTCTAAAAATTCTTGTGCAGTACTTGTTTCTGCGTTGCGGATATTTTCTATTGATACCCCAGCTTGAGTAAGGGAATCAATTAATCCTTGGTCAAATTCAGCCGCGGCCGATTCCCTATCTTCGGAGGTAGCTTGTGTGTCCGTAGACACTTGTTGGAATTTAGCTAACTTTTCATCCACCAAAGCCCGCAAAGTGGGGTCTTCCATTGCTGCCCTAAACTCCGGGCCCAGCTCTTGCATTCTTTCAAGTATGCTTTCTGTGGTTGCTTTCGATATTTCGTCTAGGCCACCTTCGCCGTAAGCCATAGTGTCTGCGAAATTTTTCTTTAAGTCCGTCATTGGACCCATTATTTCATTTTCTATATCAATGATTTTTTTAATCATCTCTGGGTCGTTAATACCACCCTCTCCGTAAGCTTCTTTAAGTATCTCAATAGGACTTCTTAAATTTTCAAAAGCAGCGTCAATCTGAGCTTGAGATTTTTGATTTGCTTTTTCGGCTTCGTTGCTTTTTTTATTTCCCATTACCGTACCAATTACCGCCGGAATTACCGTTTCCAAGAAGCAAGCAATGCCTCCAATTCTAACCAGATGGTTAAACATAAGAGTGTCCAGAGGACGGAATAGTTCTATTAAAAAGTTTTTCATATTATATAGTTCTTATAAAAACAGTTGATGTATTATCACCACCTGTTGTCGTGCCTGTAACTTGCCACGATTCTCCAGATTTAACAATGGTTGATGCTTCTGCACTTACTTCTTTGCCGTAATTTTCTGCACGAGAAATTGTTACTCCTCCAATTTTAATCGCTACTGAAATACTTCCATTATCTTCAGAACTTCGTACTACGTTAGCATTTATAAAAAAGTTTGAAGAAGCAGTTGCACTTCTATCAGTAGTTGTTGCAACACTGCCCATAACAGCAACTTGAGCATCTACATAAGCAGTTGTAGCTACTTTAGTTGAATTATTTGAGGCGGATTGAGTGTGACCCGTAACCCCATTGGGTAAAGCAGCATCGTTTGCTATTTTAGCACCAGTAACAGCATCGTCAGCTATCTTTGCAGTAGTCACATTAGAGTCCGCTATTTTCGCAGTAGTTACATTAGAGTTTAAAATTTTTGCTGTAGTAACGGCATCATTAGCTATAGTCAAAGCACCCCCGGCAGCTATAGTAGCATCTCCGCTCATACTCTCTGCGTCGTATGTAGAACCATCCGCTACTAGGATTTTACCAGCGGTAACAGCTACGCTGTCTTCAACGAAGGACAACTTATTGGAAGTGATTGTATCGTCTACAATTTTACCATCCGTAATTGTAGCGTTTGCAATTTTAGCAGCGGTAACATTTAAATCTACTATCGAGGCGGTAACCACCGCGTTAGCCGCCAACTCATTTGCACCCACGGCATCATCCGCAATCTTAGCGTTAGTTACTGCGTCGGTGTTAATTTTAGCAGAAGTAACTGAATCGGTAGCTAACTTTGCCGCAGTAATATTAGAATCTACTATAGAAGCAGTGACTACAGAACTTGATGCTAATTGATCAGCTCCGACTGCATCGTCAGCAATCTTAGCTTGGGTAACAGCGTCTCCTATAATATTGCCGGTGTTAATTATTTCACCAGTAATCATATTAGCACTGTTAATCGCGTTATTTGCAATAGCAGCGGCACCTACGGCATCATCCGCAATTTTAGCTGCTGTAATAGCATCATCTGCTATTTCGGCTGTATTTACTCCAGTGTCGGCTATGTGCAACTGACCGGCTGTAGTTACCTCCAACCCTCCTCCTTGTAAACAAGTTCCGGTGCTGCCCGTGTAAGCTACAGTAGCGTCACTGAAATTTCTAAATGCAGCACTGTTAACCATTTGTGCTAATTTTGCCGATGTTACAGTTTCAGTACCGCCAAAGGTTTTTCCTGTATTTAATATTGCCATATTTTCCTAAGAATTATTTATTATTATTTTACACTACTTGTCGAGCGATAAGTCTCGCATCCAGCGACCTTGAGTGACCTAAATTTTGTTCTGCCCAAAATGTTGTCTATTTTCATTTTTATACCGTAAGCTCGCGGGTTCCCGAATCGACCCCGGATTGAGACATCTTCGCCTTTTGGGATGCTAGCAGTACCGCTAGATACTATAGTAAAGTTACTTAAAGTGAAGGATCCTTGAAAACTGTCGGCGAACATAAGGTGCGTGCCGTTTGCGGAAGCAACTAAAGTGTCCTTGTAGTTACCGTTTGCTGTAAATATAGTACCTCCCGAAGTTACATTAGTAACTGAATCCAACGCATTAACTCCTCTAATTTGCGGGCTTGTACTTCCTGTGCTCGTAAAGTTGCTTACTGTATAGCTTACTACAATCGTGTCCCCCGCTGAAAAATTAAAAGCAAATCCAGCGGATCCTACTCCACTTTGACTTAATGTTGCGGTAAACCCAGTGTTACTAGTTTCAGTTAGTACGTACTTATTCATAGACCCGGTGCCATTTACAGCTGTATCTAAGGTCGGTACATCCTCGTTAAATGGACCGAAATCAGTTCCTACGCTACCACTTGGGGTTAAATCTATAGTGCTGTCTACATTCTCTAGAGTAGCCTCCAGCGTTACATCCGATTCGGACGTAGCATTACCCTCTAAATGAAGCTCGAAATTATTAAATTTATTCCTATCTATTGAGTTAAATGTAAACATTCTAGTAGTTGCGGAACCATCAACCCGAACACTTCTTTCTATTCCGCCTATGTCTGTAAAAATTTTGTCTATACCGTCGTCGTGCTCTTCTAATACGTGAACACCACCGTCTTTATTAGTTACGTAAATTCCTCTCTTAGAACCGCTTCCGGCTACTAATAAATTACTGAACTCAAAGGGAGTTACTGGGTTACCTTCTATGTCACTAGATCCTACGGTATCGATGGATTCCCAGCTTTTATTTAAAAAATTATAAATTAATAAAGTGTTGTTAATCGTAGAAGTTCCTGTAGGTACAGCGAGGTAATATTTGTTATCGAAATAAGTAGCGACGGCATTACTTGCGTAATCTTGGTTTATTGTCCTTATAGTTTCGTTTATAGTTTCAGAAAGCGGAACATCGTTTCCTCGTAGATTGTACAAGTCTATAAAGTTCATTCCGTATATTCCGTTGTCGGACAAGAATATCACTTGGTTTCCTACTTGTACGATTGATTTCCTAGCCAGCAATCCTACTTCATCCGTAAGTAATTGAACCGATGACTTACTCAAATCACCACTTCCTATTACAATATGTATACTATTACGATTAAAAACAATAAGTTTGTCGTCCGAAAAGGAGTGCATACCTACGTTAAAATCTGACCTGCCCGCGTTGAATCTAAATTGGCCGTATACTTGATCGTACGTATCGGTATCGAGTATATCCGATATAAGTATTTCATCAAATATTTTTCTGTCCGTATAAGAATCCACCGCGTCATTTACGCTATATCTGTACGGCACCGCAAGTCTTCTCTGGTGATAAACTCCGTAAGTAGCTGCCGGCATATGTGAAAATCCAAGTCCTATTGAAACTCTTTTTGTAAATACCGGGGTTGATAGTATGCTATCGCCCTCTGTTGTAGCGATATCTGTTTTTTCTGAATTAATAAAAAATTGAAATCCTTCCGCTAGTCTTACCGTAGCGGTGCTTAAACCAATAGTTGGGTCGAACGGAACATAGACAATAACATCATTACCGTCTACGGCTGCTACAAATCTATTACCGGTTACCGCGGTAGTGCTGGATCCTACTCCAGCTACCTCTATCGGGTCACCTACTTTAAGAGTATGCCCGGATGCCGTTAAGGTTACTTTGTACAAATCATCGTATTCACCCCCGTTTTCTTGAGCTGCTTCCGCGGCAGCACTAACTGATACAGTATTTCCTTGTGTAAATGTTTTAGATACTACAAATTTTTCGCCGATCTTTAGGCCGGAAGATTTAGCATCACCGGCTAGTAACTTGTCACTTACTACAGATATTGAATCACCCTGTTCT